GTCGGCGATGTTCTGCGGCGCCGCCAGCGCCGACGTGTACAGCGTCGTGTCGTCGAGTGACGCGGTGAGCGGCGGCGAGACACGCACAACGTTGGCCGGGTCGGCGGCGGCCGCCGAGTCGTCGCCGGCCTGCCAGGTGCTGATCTGGTAGCTGGCGTCTCCGGGGTTGAAGCGGGCGTAGCGGCCGTGGAAGATCACAGCGCCGGGGTTGCGCGGGCCGCCGATGTACAGGTTCGCCATGTCGGGGAACTCGGCGTCGGCGGTGTCCTGCAGCACCTGCAGCACCGTTGAACGGGGCGCGTACACGGTGCGTTGCAGCTGCACGTTGCCGGAGAACACCACTCTGAGCGACGACGGCCAGCCCGCCTTGTCGAGCACGTTGTTGATGCGGTCGCGCGGGGCGGTCAGCGCGTCGTTCTCGTAGTAGACGAGGTTGCCGTCGACGAAGTCGTCGGCGAACCCGGGCGGCATCTCCATCGCCGCCAGCAGCGCGAGTCCGTCAACGAGCGAGATGGTGACGTTGGCCCATTGTTCGGTCTGGTAGGGCTCCCACTGGATCTGCGAGATGAAGCCGCGAAACAGGGTGAACCAGGCGCCGGCGCCGGCGACGTTCTGCAGCGAAATCTGCGCCTGCACCAGTGGCCCCATTGGCTGGCCGGGGGTGAGGCGCCCGTAGAAGGCGCCGGTCGGGTTGGTCGGGTCGAAGTCGCCTGTGCGGTCGACGATCCGGATTTGGGCGGTGCCGGTGCCGGTGCGGTCCATTTCGTTCGCTCTGCCGCGGTCGATGCTCCACGACTGGACGGTGTAGTCGAGGTCGATGCGCTGCCAGGTGGGCGACGCGACGAGCGCCTGGTCGTCGGGGGCGAGCTCGATGCCCGGCATCAGCGCTGCCCTGACGTGCTGCCGGCCGCGGCGCCGCGCTGCTGCGTCGAAGTGTGGCGGGCACGGCGGGCGAGCACCCTGGCGACCTCGTTCGCGACCTGTTGCGGCGAGTCGGTGCCGTGCACGTTGATCGTGATGACCTGGCCGAGCGCGAACTGTTCGCCGCCGCCGGGCAGCCTGCGCAGCCTGGGCTGCGCCGCCTCGAGCCGGGCCTGCAGGATCGCCATGCGGGCGTCCTGCACGGCGCGAAGCGCGTTCTTGATCCCTTCCCGGCCGCCGATCTTGCGCGCCAGCGTCAGCTGCTGCTCGGCGTCGGCCAGCGCGCGTTGATTCTGGATGTCGGTCTGCTGCTGCTGCAGCCGGTTGAGCAGCGCCGATTTGATCGCGTCCGCCTGCTGCTGCAACTGCTGCGCCAGCTTCTTCGCCGCGTCCCTGGTCTTCTGCGCCGCCGTCTTCGCCGCCTGCACGTTGGCGGTGATCTGCCCGGTCACCGATGCGAGGTCGTTGTAGTACTTCTCCAGCTCGCGGCTGTAGTCGGCCGCGCTGATGATCCCTCTGCCGAAGCGGCGCTGGATCGCCGCGATCTGCGAGCGGTCGAACGCGGCGCGGCCCTGCAGGGCGGCCATGCCGGTCGGGTCGCGGGCGAGCGCGATCGCGGTGATCTGGTCGCGGGTGAGGGTGTGCGCTCTTATCCAGGCGGCCTCGTTCGAGTAGTCCATCGCGGACGGCGACGGCATCCCTGCATACACTGTGCCGCTTCTGGGCGGCTGCACGCCCGACCCGAACGGCGAGCGGACGCCGGGGAACGTCGTGTCGGAAACGGCGACCTTGTCGGCGATGCCGAGCATCTGGTTGAGCTGGGTGTTGAGGGTGTTGTAGGCGTCAGCGAGGTTGTTGACCCATCCGAACGCGGTCTGGGCGAGCGTGCCGAACCCGCCCAAGGCTTTCTCCGCTCGCCGCTGCCACGTCACATAGCCGGCGACGGCGCCGCCGAGCAGCCGAAACGCTTTCGCGAGCCCGTGAACGAGCGGAGTGCCGTCTTTCACAGCGGTGTTCAGGCCGCGTTGCAGCGCGCCGGATCGGTTCAGCTTGTCGAGCCACTTCCCCAGCGCAGTCAGCCCTGTGTTCAGCGCGGGCAGCAGGGCGCTGCCGATGATCACCTGGGTGTCGTGCAGCGCGGTGTGGAACCGCTCCAGCGGGGTGGTGTTGGCGGCCGCCTGGCCGGCCATCCGCTGCTGCGCTTCCCGGATCAGGTCGTAGCCCTTCGCGTTCTTCTCGAGGCCGGGGACGGCGCGGCGCAGGGCGGTCGTCTGGCCGGACAGGGCTTTGGCGACGATCGCGGCGGCGGCGGCGAGGTCGATGTTCTTGGCGCGGGCGATGTCGGCGGCGAGGCCTTGCAGCTGGATCGACTTGGTGATGCTGCCGGTCGCCCGGTCGAGCACCGTCAGCGCGTGTTCTGAGTCTTCGCTCGTGTAGCCGTATTTGGCGAGCGACAGTCCGGCCTTGTCGATCAGATCCTGGTTCGCCTGGAACGATTCGCCAGTCGCTTTCATCTGGGCGGCGAGCGCCCGCTGCGCGACGACATTGTCCTGCGCGGCTGCGATGCTGCCGGTGATGAACTTCGTCGACGCGTCGAGGGCGCCCAGCGCGATGCCGACGAGACCGACCGAACGGCCGAACGCGAGCACCGCCCCGGTGCCCGACCTGACCTCACCGAAATTCTTGTTCATGCGGTGGCCGAACGTCTCCGCGCTTTTCGCGGTCCTGCGGAAGGTGCGCTCGAGCTGTGAGGCGTCGCCGACGATGTCGACGGTGATCGTTCTAGCCACCGGGTCTCGCTTCGAAGATCGTCTTGAACATGGTCACGCAGCCCATTAGCTGCTCCGGGGTCAGGTCGCCGACGTGGTCGGGGCCAACTGCGAAGTAGCCGAGGCGGGGGTCCCAGAGCTGTCGGGGGTCGGCGACGCCGATGTCTCCGAACTCGTCGTCGAAGCGGGCCCAGAAGAGGTCCCGTTCAAACGTGAGTTTCCGTCCGGGGGGCCGGCATCAGCGTCCTCGGCGTCCATTGGGCTGACCTCGAGCGTGACGGTCGCCGGGTACGGCGCTTCGGCCAGCTGCTCGAACACGCGGCGGTGTTCGCCGGCGGCGATGCGGCCGGCGCGGGCCAATGCGATCACCGCGAACACGGTGACGAGCTCGGCGTCGCCGCGAGCGAGGCCGTCGCCGATGTCGGCCGGGTAGTAGTCGGCCAGCCGACGGATCCAGCCCCATTCGCGCGTGTTCAGCTGGACGCCGTCGGAGCTGATGTCGAACTCGTACCGTCCGTCGTAGGGTTTCGCGCCTGTGATCACAACCCAGTCGATGGCCCTTGCTCCTCCCACAGGTCGCAGATCCGGTCGGTCGCCTCCACCAGCGCACGGACGGTCTCGTCGTAGTTGTCGCGGCGCGCGGGCAGCAGAGCGTGGGTCATCTGGTAGCCGCCCCACTGCGGATGCTTGCCGGTCGTCTTGCGTAATGACTGTTCGACGGCGACGCCGCGCTGGCGGACACGGACACGGTAGCCGGCCGCTGACCTGGCGCTCTTGGCGGCGATGCGGGCGGCGGCGTCGGCGCGGACGCGTTCGCCGACCGGTCTGAGCGCCTGCCCCATGTCGCGGCGCAGCTGCCGGTCCGCCCGGTAGCAGGCCTGCAGGATGCCGCCCGCACCGAACACGCCACGGGTCACGATCTTGAACTCGTTCGGCGGCACGTCTAGGTGGTGAAGAAGTCGAGGCCGGCGGCGTCGACGGCCATGAACGTCACCTGGAACGTGTCCTCTGCGCCGCGCTGCGCCCCGGGGCCGTAATCGAACACCTGCACGTTGCCGCGCAGCTCCGGGTTGTTCACACCGACCGGGTTGGCGCCGTCGGGCCGCCACGCGAACGCGACGACGGTGCGGCCCTTGAAGATCGGGTACAGGGTCTGATGCACTTCGCCGGTGCCGTAGGAGCCGTAGAAGTCGACCTGCACCGACTCGGTGGTGGCGCCGGCCAGGTACTCGTTGCTGCCGGCCGGGTTGAAGCCGGACACGTCGATCTGGGCGTGACTCATCGTGACCTGAACCTGGCGGGCGAAGTCGGATAGATCGGTGGTGTCGACTTCGACGTGGTCAGTGAGCGCGATCCGCTTCGGCATCGTCGCTTCCCTCCTCTGCTTGTTCGGTGATGGTGATCGAGCCGCGCTCGATCGCGCGCTGCTCGAGCTCGGGGTCGAGGTCGGCGTCGAACACGGCGCCGGGCGGGTAGCCGGCGAACGGCGTGCTGCTAGTCACGCGGTAGCGGGTCATGACAGGTACGTTCCGACCTGCCACTGGCAGCCGAGCAGTTCGGCGCCGGCCGCGTCGGCGTACTTCCGGAACCCCGAGATCGACCCGTTGATGCTGTCCACCGTCGCCGTGTCGTTGACCGCGAGCGCGGCCTCGACGGATGCGGGGTCGTTCGGGTCGAGGAACCGCAGCAGCAGCTGGTTGGCGGCCTGCATGTCGCTGGTCGCGACGAGTGCCCGCACGATCCACCAGGCGCGGTTGTTGCCGATCCCGTATCCGGCCGGCTGCTGGAACGGGTCGCCGGGGTAGACGTCGATGCAGGGCGGCGACGGGTTGTCGTTCCAGCCTGGGTAGATCTGCAGGCCGTCCACCTCGAGCGTCAATGGCTGCAACGCGTCGGCGATCGCCTGCGGCATGTCGACCAGCGACGTCACCCGACGCCCCAGTCTGTCCACAGCGGCCTGAGGGTGAGGCTGTGCCGATACCAGCTGTCGCGGGCGGCGAACACCGGCACCACGTCCGGGGCGACGGGCAGCTGCCCGTACGGGGCCGTCATCGCCTTCCAGTGTTCCGTCGCCCTGAGCAGGTTGACCTGGATGACGAGCGGCGGCGCAGGATCGGGGGCCGGAGCGGCAGTCGTGTAGCTGAGCTCCCAGTCGATCTCCTGCGCCGCCGCGTCGAGGCAGCGCTGCATCGCGTCGGTTTGCGCCGCCGTCGGCGACGTCAAGGTCAGCACGCGTTGCAGCTCGGCCAGGTCGACGTACGCCATCAGGTCTGCAGGTTTCGTCCCAGGTAGTCCTTGTTGCTGGCGATCACCGACCGGCCGAGATAGTCGGTGGCGTTGCTGGTGCCGGGGGTCGGGTTGACGAGCTGCCGGCCGGCGAAGTCGCGCGTCATCGTCGTCGTGACCTGCTGCTCCGGCGCGTCCTGCTCCTCCACCGTCGGCTCCTCGACCGTCGGCTCCTCCGCTGTCGGGGCGGCTGCTTTGCCTGCGCTCACGTGACGGTCACCTTGATGATCCCGAGCGGCTCGACGATCAGGTCGGCGAAGTAGCCGGCGTAGGCGACCTGCAGGCCGAGCACGGACGGCTCGATCACTTGCAGCGCTCCGATCCGGTCTTCGTACACCTCGGCGGCCGCCGTCGACATCAGCAGCAGCGATTTGGCGGCGGCGAACCCGGACGTGATGATCACCGGCACACCCGAGATGTAGCCGGCGATGCCCTGCCCGAAGTTGGCGGCACGGAACCCCTCGCCCTGCTGGTTGAACGGGTTGACCGGCTGGAACAGCGGGCCGAGCTCGGTCAGCACGTCGGGGGAGGCGACCGCGATGATCTGGCCGGCCCCTTTCGTGCCTGTGTACACGGACGCGGCCGCCGCCCAGAACTGGCCGGCCACCACATCGCCGGTCGGGGTGGCGGGGATGGTGCCGCCGGCGGTGGCGCCCGCGTAGAACGCCTGCACGGCCGTCTTCTCGGTCAGGATCGCGTACTGCGCCGCCAGGTCGGTGATCACGATGTCCAGCACCTGCGGCTGCGACCAGTCGAGGTCCTGCCGGGAGACGTTGACGTAGCCGCCCAAGGTCACAGGGTTGACGGTCAGCTTGGTGATCGTCATCTTCTGCGACGTCAGCTCCGCCTTCTCCGCCGACTGGGCGGCGACGGCGGTGTGCTGCGTCACTTTCGGCCGCGACCAGGTCGCCCCGGGCAGCTGGCGCGGGCCGAGCATGCCGACCAACGGCCGTGACGCGTCGATGAAGTTGATCACCGGGCCGAGGATCGGCGTCGGGATCAGGCCCGGGTTGTCGGCCGTCGTCTGGTGTGACGCGGCGCGCTGGTAGACGTGCAGCCGCTGCTGCGCGAGCTCGTCGCCCAGGGCGCGGGCGCGGCAGTAGTCGGCGACGTACTCGCCGACCGACCGGTACTCCACCTCGCGCGGCGGGCCCGGCTTGTCGCCGATCATCTTCGCGATCTCGCTGATCCGCTGCCGCGATTCGTGGCCGAGCTGGCGCATGCTGATCAGCGGCTCGATCTGCTTGTTGATCTTCTCGATGCGGGAGCGGGTCTGGGTGACGAGCTCAAGCTGCTCGTCCGACAGATCCTTGTCGCCGGCCGCTTCGAAGATCCCCTCGACGAAGTTCTGGCGCTCCTCGAGCTCAGTGACGTACTGGGCGAGCACCTGGTCTGACGGGGGCAAAGTAACCCTCCTCCGGGTAACGCGAACACATCAGGGACGTACGGGTTCCCGTTGTTGCTCGAGCGTCTTCCCGTCTACACCGGCCCCGCCCTGCGGTTTGGTCTCTAGCCAGTGAGGAGGACGAACGTGCCTTGCCGGTGGATGTTAGCGGGCGTTCCAGCGGGCGTCCATGGCGGCCAGCTGGCGGCGCTGCTCGTCGATCTGCAGTTTGGCGAGGTTGGGGCGGGCGACGAGCAGCAGCTCGTCGCCGTGCTGGCGGACGCCGAGCACGGTCGCGGTCGGGTAGGCGGGGTTGGCGACGAACGCCACATGGTCGAGCCACAGACTGTTCAGGCGGCGTTCTGTGCGGTCGCGGTTCCAGGTTTGCCAGCCTGGCTTGACCGGCCCGGTTGAGCCGCCTTCGCGCATCGGCGCGAACCCGGCCGACACGGACAGGCCGTCGTCGGCGCACAACTCCAACGTCTCTTCGCCGAGGTCGGTTTTGAACATGCGCACCTCGGCGACCAGCCCCTCCTGCCGGTCCGGGTACAGCTCGGTGACTTTGCCGGCGATCCGGTCCCAGTCGTGGCCGCGGTTGGCGCGGATCCGGCCGGCGCGCCGCTGCACGCCGTCCCAGGCGCCGCGGGCGATCAGCTCGGTGTACGTGTGGCCGGGCTCGTGGATCGTCGTCGGCGTGTCGTAGGGCGCGACGATCACGGTCGCGACCCGGTTCGGATACGACACATCCGCGACCAGCCCGTCCTGCCGGTGCTCGATCAGGTTCATCTGAGAACTCCCGCTGCCAGGTCGGTGGGTGTGCTGTTGTCGAGGCGGAGCGTGGTGCGGATCTCCTGCACTGTCAGCGCCTGCTGGCCGGTGACCGGGTCGACGATCGAGTGCAGCAGCTGCGCGACCTGGGCGCGCTCCAGCGGCTCCGGCTGCACGTACTCGTCGCGGTTCAGCTCGACGTTCGTGCCGCGCGGCAGCGCCCAGTTGGACAGCGCGGCCATCACGGCCTGCGCCTTCGGCCGCAGCCCGGTGCGCCAGTGCAGATCGAACCACATGGTGACGTTCTTGTACGTCATCGGGTCGGTGCCGGTCGGGATGCCGACCAGCTCGGATGGCACGCCGAGCAGCTCGGCGATCCGGCGCTCCTCCCGGTCGAGCAGCGTCGACAGCGCCATGTCGGCCGGGCTGAGCTGCGTCTGCTGCCAGGTCAGGCCGCCGGACAGGACGGCCGGCTCGCCCAGTGTCGACATGCGCGCCTGCACCCATTGCGCCTGCAACGCGGCCGCCTGGCTGGCGGACAGCTGCTCGGGATGGTTGAGAACGCCGACGGGGACGCCGCCGCCGGACGCGACTTTCATGCCGTACTGGATCAGCAGGTTGGCGGCGACCATCCGGTAGTAGCCGGCGTCCAACGGGCCGACGCCGTGCGCCAAATCGGTGCGGGACGTGTACCGGATGTGCAGCAGGTCGTCGGTGACGTCCAGGTCGCCGAGCATGTAGCGGCGCAGCCCGTCGACCAGCTCGATCTGCACCATCCAGCCGGGCACGACATGGAAACGGGCCGGCCAGCCGCTTGCGTAGCGGACGGTGGCGAGCACGTACGCCTCGCCCATCTGGTAGTCCCAGAACAGCGACTTGCAGAACTCCTCCCAGGACGCGTAGTAGTTCGGGTCGGGGTTGTTCAGCCAGTCGACGTTCAGCGTGGGGGCGGCGTTGACGAGATAGGGCGGCATCGTCGCAAGCGCGGACGCGTTACGGTCGATGCACATCCAGGCGGTGTCGGTGAGCGGCCCGATCATCCCGTACCCGGACATCGATCCCCACATCGGCTGCCAGCCGTCCGGCCAGCCTGACCATGGCATCGGCGTGATCGGCGGCGGTGACCAGGCGGGCCCGGTCGGCTCGACGATCGTGACGCCGTCCGGGTCGCCAGGAACGGCGGAGGGCGGCCCGACCGTCGCCGGCGGCACCGACGCCGGGTCGTTGTCGTTCGGGATGATCGGTTCGTCAGGCCGCCGGATCGCGCGCTGAAACAGGCCCATCGACCTGTGAATTTACCAGCCGGTTAAAACGGAACGCTAGAAGACGGGTTCGTCGTCGTTCCGCCGCGCGGGCAGCGCGACGGGCAGCACGACGGTCGTGCGTGCGGCCATCGCCAACGCCACCGTCCAGCCGATCAACGTCCAGCCAAGGAGCACGTTGATGACCGCGATCGAACCTAGGTTCGGGACGCCACGACGCCAAGCGACGATCGCCGGCAGTAGATACAAGCCGCTCACGACCGCGACTATCAGCAAGGGAACCGCGACCGCCAGGACAACCTCGCCAACGTTCTTGGCTGCGACCGCCGCTGCGCCGTTCGAGCCGCCCGTGAGAGCAACCGACAGCAGAAAGCCGAGACCGCCAAACACGACCAGCTTGGCCCGCATATGACTCATCGAGATACGCATGGCCCACATGGTGACGCGCCCCGCCCGCCAACCGCATGGCGCAAACGTGTCAACTTGCTCCACCAGGGCTTCCTGAACGACGAAGCGCCCCGAAGGGCGCTGCGCCGGCTACTTCTACCGTCACCGTTCGACGCGTCGAAGTCTAGTAGATCGCAGGCGCCGGCGCCGGCCGGTGCGCCGCGTTCACCGCCCACGCCAACGCCTTCACCAGATGCGTCGGCCCACGATCGCGCTCAAGCATCAGCCCCGACTCGAGCTCTTTCACCCGGGCCGCGGCAACCGCACCGTCCAACACCACAGTGCCGTCATGGACGAGCTCGCCCGCGGCGGCAAGATCCCGCAGCAGCGCCAACCCGACCCGTGTCTCCCGGCTGCCAGCCGGCTTCGGCGCCGGCGAAACACCGGCCGGAACCCGGTCGAGCAACGACGCGCCGACAAGCAGCTCGCGAATCGGCCTGATCCCGGCGAGCTCGCCGACCTGGTCGAGCGCCGAATCCCAGTCGTCGAACAGCCACCCGTCCACCTCGATCCGGCCGTCCGGCAGCTCCCAAGCGGCGGCGACACCGCCACCGAAACCGCGATCGTCCTCGACCGCAACCCAGATCGGCCCGTCCGCGTACACATGCTCCTCCAGCTCCTGCCACAAGCCGGCCGGCAGCAGCGGCTCCACGCCGCCCCCCTGCGACGCCTGACGGCGCGGCCACCGGTTCAACCACTGCGACTGGAACGACTCAACCGGGTCGAGCTCGTCCTCGACCAGGTCGCCCTCGCCGGCCCGGGCGGCCTCGAGCGCCTTGCTGATCTTCCGCTCCCGCTGCGCAGTCCAGTGCGGCGACGCCAACCGCCACCCGGCCACATCGTCCAGATCAGCCGACGCCGGCGCCGACCACTCGACCAGCAGATCGCCGTCACCGGCCTCGAGCGATCCCAACGCCACCTGGCGGCTCCGCAGCATCAGCCTGGTCGCCGCCCGATGCGCCGTCGAGACCAGCCACAGCTGTGGCTGCGTCCGCTCAACCATCGTCGGCGTCAGATCGTCGACGACCTCCGGCGCCACCTTCCACGCCTCATCCACCGCGGCCGTACTGACCGAGTAGCCGTACACGCCGCCGCGAGCGCGCAGCAGCCACCGTGACTTGTCCGCCTGCACCTCGATGAACAACTCGCCGTTCGCGCGGCCGACCTTGTAGCCGGGCTGCGCCTCCGCCCAGTACATCGCCGGTCGGAGCACCTCCTTGCACACCTGCAGATTCATCCCGGTATGCAACACGTCCTGCCGTTCACCGAACCGGTCGCGCTGATGGATCCGCCACAACAGCAACTCGCCCAGCAACACGCTCTTGCCGACCTGCCGCGCCGTCGACAACACCATCGTCTCCCACACCAGACGGCCGTCCCGGTCGACCTCGAGCAGCCGTGTCGCGACCAGCTTCTGCCACCACCGCAGCTCGCGACCCTCCCTGCCCTCAGCCCAGCGGATGAATTCCGGCCCGATCGAACCCACAGCGGCCGGATGCGGAACCGTCATCAGCCGCGGCCACACCGCGTTCGCCGGCACCCTCCGCAACCGCTTCAGCCACGGCACATCCCAACACGCATCACTCGCCGCCAACCCCTCCCGCTCCGGCTCCAGCTCGGCCACAGCCGCCGGCTGCCACGACCGCCGCAACGCCGTCGACCGGTTACACCACCTGTGCTCCGGCCCCGAATAGCGCGACCTGTCCCCGTCAACATGGCCGAGATCCCACGGCTCGCCCGGCGCGATCAGCCGGCCACACCTCGCGCACAGCTGCTGCCCCGACAGCACCAACGGCGCGTAGAACTCCCGCAGCCGCTGATGCGCCGTCCCGTAGCCGCGCTGCGCCGTCCTGCCGCGAACCCTGCCGTACTCGGCGACGCTCGTCACACATCACCTCGGATGGACGGAAATCGTGACTGGCGCGGGGTCGGCGGGCTCATCTACCAAAAAACGGGGTCGTCTAGCTGGCTGTGGTGGTGTCGCCGGGGTCAGGGTCGTCGTCGGTGTCTGTGAGGTTGACGGTGGCGTTGTCGCCGATGACTACGACGGTGTTGGGTCCGTCGTCGTCGTTGTCGGGTGTGTCGGGTGTGGTTGGTTCGGTGGTGCTCATGGGTGTGTCCTCTCGGGTTGGTTGTGCGTTGATGGTGCGGTCGATGGCATTCTCGCTCGGTTCTTCCAGCGGATGTGCCAGAGGGCGAGGCGCTGTTCGAGCTGCTTTACGCGTTTGCGTAGTCGTGCGTTCTCGGTGAGCAGGGTGCCGTGGTGGGCGCGGATCTCGGCCTGGAGTTGGCGGTGCGTCAGCAGGCGCGGCGACGGGTCGCTCACAGGCCGCGGGTGCGGCTGGCGGGGCGGGGTGTGGTGGGGGTGGACGGTGCCGGGCGGGTAGCGGCGGCGGGTGCCGTCGGGGAACTCGACGAGTGGCCACCATTCGTCGCGTAGGCGGCCGGTTTGGTCGCGCCATCTGTCGGGTTCGAAGGCGATGAGGCGGGCGGGGCCGGCTGGGGTTTCGACGGGGTCGCTGGGTTTCATGTGGCGTGTTGGTCGGCGGTGGCCCAGTGGTGGGGGAGCGGGCCGTCGTGGTGGTGGTAGCGGTGTTCTTGCATCGCTGACAGGTGCTGGAAGTCCCATGCGCAGTCTGGGCAGGGCACGCGCCGTGGGGTGTCGGGGAGGGTGATGTTGGCGAGCTGGGCTCTGAGCTGGACGAGTTTGGCGGTTGCGGCGCGCAGATCCATCTGGATTTGGTCGGCGAGGTGCCAGAGCGGGTGGTCGTGTTGGTTGCTCATTGGGTGCTCCTGATGATGTGAAATCTAGGGGCTTGAGGGGCTTTTCCACAGGGTGTGGATAGCAAGTACTTAAAAGCCCTTGGTTTTAAGTACTTCTTACTGAACTGATCTGGGATATGCGGTTGAGCATGCGTTTGCTATGGCATCTGCTATATGCGGTTTGCCATGCGTTTGCTATGGCATCTGCTATGGCACTTGCTATGGCATTTGCCATCGGGCTCGGGCGCCTTTGCGGCCCGCCTCGCGCTTCTTGTCCCGGAACGCGCGTTCCTCGGCGGCGGTGCTGTTGTACTTCTGGTAGTCGTGGATCCAGTGGCCGTCGCCGTCCGGGGCCGCATGCCACAGGCCGGCGGTGACGAGCTCGGCCAGCCAGCGTTTCGGGGTGCTGTTCAGGCGGGCGGCGATTCCCCGCACGGTCGTCGCCGACACGAACCCGTCGGTCGTGTTGCCGCTGCAGTGGCAGAGCGCCATCACGTGGAGCCGGAACGCTTTGTCGCTCAGCGGCTCCACCTTGGGGTTTTCGGGAAACCTGTCGTCGAGGTGCGCCATCTTCATGGCCCGGCGATCTCGAGCGGCGTCTCGATCACGCCGGCCGCCTGGCACAGCTCGACCAGCTGCCAGAAGTCGAGGCAGGCGATCGGGCGGCGGTCGTTGTGGCCGGCAACGACGACCAGCCACGGCCTGCCCTCGCGGCGTGCCTGCTGTTTCGCCTGGGTCACCCAGGCGGCCAGGACGGGCGGCCCGGGCCTGACGGACCGTTTGATCTCGACGCTGAACCGGACGCCCACACAGTCACTCACACCGGCCCCGGCGGGGCCGCCGCGGCGGCCTCCGAGCGCCCTGCAGACGCGGCGTTCGAGGTCTTTCCAGGCCGCGCTGGGGGCCATCAGAACGGCACCGCCATCGCTTGCAGCCAGTCGATCAGCTCGGAAGCCTGACCGGCCGTCAACGCCTTGCGGGTGTCGATGTCGTACTGTTCGCGCAGCCGCATGCGCAGCACGTCGACCCAGGTTTCGGCGCCTTCGTAGCCGGCCGGGATCGGTGTGCCGTCGCGTTGCAGGTCGCCGATGCAGGCGCTGATCTTCTTCATCTGCGGGTCGGTGACCATCGCCGGCCCCCGCTGCTGTGCCGGCGGTGGTTGGGCTGCGGCGGCGTCGTCGTCTTCTTCGGCGGCGATCCCCAACATGGCCGCCCACGCGTAGCGGCGGGCGTAGGTGAGCGCCGCCCCGAACGCCTGCCAGCTTGTGGCGCCGCCCAGCATCGGCAGCTCGCTCGCCCACTCGGCGCCGCCGACGTGCAGCAGCGTCGTCCGCAGCACGGGCATGCCGGTGTCGGGGTGCCCGACGACCTCCTGCCGGATCCCCAAGCCATAACGGTTCAGCACCGGCCGTGTAGCGGCGACGAGCTCGTCGAGGCTGGTGTATTTGCGTTTGAAGTGTGGGTTCTCGGAGTCGCGCTTGACCGCCGGGAACTCAGCCTGGGCGGCGACGAACGCGGCCTCCAGCGTCGCCGGTTCGTCGCTCACCGGGTCGTGTTGTTCGGCTGTGCTCATCCGTACCTCCGTTCGTGGTAGTCGCCGCCGGCGATCAGGCAGGCGAGCTCGTACAGGTGGAGCGCGAGCAGCGCGACCGGGCAGGCCAGCGTGAGCCGCAACCGCGTCACTTGAGCCACCAGCCGTCCTGTTCGAGCTCGGCGAGGGCGCGCAGCACGTCGGCCTCGTCGACCTGGAAGTGGCCGGCGAGATGCTGCACCACCTCGAGCACGCTGACGTTGGGCCGCTCGGACGGGACCGGCGCGGTGAGCGCATACCAGACGATCCGGTCGGTCAGCGCGCCGCTCACCGGCACACCCATTCGCCGCCGCGACCGTTCGCGTTCATCCAGCCGGCGGCGAGCGCGTTCGCGTACGGCGACCAGATCGAGAAGCGCCCAAACGGCGTCGAGGCAAACGTGGCGGGCAGGAATTGGAACAGTCCCGACGCGTGCGACTGCCGGTTGTAGGCGTGGGCGGTGACGCCTGATTCGCATTGGGCGCGCCGCCACAGGGTGAGGCAGGAGCCGTAGATGGTGCAGGCGATGTTGATCGCCTCCGATGTGTTCGGGTCGACGCGCAGCGTGTGGTTGAGCGTGCGGATGCGGTGCCGGTAGCGGCGCGCACGGCGCCGTTCGGTTTGCAGCTGGTGGCGCAGCCGGCGCAGCAGGATGTGGGCGTGCCGGTCGGGCACGGTGACGACGACAGGCTGGCCGGGGGCTGCGGCCGGCCCGGTCGTTGTTGTTGCCGGGACGGGGAACGGGTTGCTGTGCGCGCGGACGACCAGGATCAGCACGATCAGGGCGGCGACGGCGAGGGCGACGAGCAGCGGCCTCATCGGGCTCCTGTCGGGGGGTGGGGGCTGCCGGTGGGCATGGTCGGTCTGCCTGCTCCCGGCGCCCCCACGTTTGTGTCCTGGCCGCCTGTCAGTCGACTCGACGAAGCGGCCGAGGGCGAGCCCGAGCGTGCCGCAGGCGAGCAGCGCGAGCAGGGTGACGAGCAGAGGCGTGGCCCAGCCGGTCATCGCGCCTTTCTCCCTGCAAACCAAGCTGTTTGGCAAACGCCGCTAGAGCTCCACCCCGTATATGGGTTTGCAGAGTTATGACCACTCACCATGCTACAATCCCATGCATGCCGATCATCTGCCAGGAGGAACCATGGACGACACGACCCGCACCGTCGACGAGATCTACGACGCCGCCTACGACACGCTCTACGACGCCGCCTACGACTTCCTCGCCGACCTCGACCTGCCAACGCTCAGACGCCTCCACGAGCACGCCGCGGTGCCCGGCGTCGAGGACTACCTGCTCACCGTCGTTGACGACGTGATCGAAGAACGCTCCGTCGCAATCGACGAGCAGGCAGCCGCGCAGTAAGGCATGGCACGGTCCATCAACACAGACCAGCAGCCTCGCGCCATCGGCGTGATCCGCGTCTCCCGCACCAAAGGCGACGACGCCCGCTCCCCCGGCGACCAACGCGCCCGCATCGAGCACGCCTGCACCAACAACACCCTCCGACTCATCGACGTCGTCGAAGAGCTCGACGTATCCGGAGGCCGATCCCTCTCCAAGCGCCCCGGCCTCGCGCACGCTGTCGAAGCCGTCGAGGCCGGCGCAGCCGACGTGATCGTCGTCGCCTACTTCGACCGGCTTGTCCGCTCCCTTGCCGTACAGGCCGAGGTCGTCGACCGGATCGAGAAGGCCGGCGGCCGCGTGCTCACCGTCGACGTCGGCGAGATCTCGAACGGGTCCGCCGCACAGTGGCTGTCCGCGACGATGCTCGGCATGGTCGCCGAGTACGCGCGCCGCTCCGTATCCGAGCGGACCGCCGATGCGAAGCGCGACGCGGTCGCCCGCGGCGTCGCCCCGTTCGCGAACGTCCCGCCCGGGATCCGCCGCCGCGACGAGGACCGAGTGCTCGAGCCCGACCCGGAGGTCGCGCCGTTGATCCGGCAGGCGTTCGAGCTGCGCGCCGAAGGCAAGACGCTGGCCGAGGTGCGCAGCTTCCTCGTCGAGCATGGCGTCCCGGTGACGGAGCCCGGCACGCGCTCGCTGCTTGCCTGCCGGCTCTACCTCGGCGAGCTGCGCTTCGGCCAGCATGTCAACCCGAACGTGTTCGCACCGATCGTCAACAGGGGCTTGTGGCGGCGCGTGCAGGCGATGAAGGTGCCGAAGGGCCGCTACGCGAAATCGGAGCGGCTGCTGGCCCGGCTGGGGGTCCTGCGCTGCGCGAACTGCGGAGCGCGCCTCACCGTCAACAGCACCAGCCCCCGGGCCGGCAAGACCTACTGCTCGTACCGGTGCGACAACGACGACTGTGTGGCGCACGTGACGATCGCCGCCGAGCTCGCCGAGGCCGAGGTCGTCCGGCTCACGAAGCAGCTGCTCGAGGCGGCTCACGGCGAAGCGTCGATCCATGCGCAGGTGCGGGCCGCCGAACTGGCGCTCGAGCAGGCCGAAGCGGCCCGCGACGCGCTCGTCGATGCGCTGACCGGGATCCCCGGTAAGGCCGCGGTGGCGAAGCTGCGGGAGTCGCAGGCGGCCGTCGAGCAGGCCACTGATCTGCTCGCAGATCTGCAGCGGCGCGTCCCGGACGGGCGGCGGGCGCTGTCGGTGGCCGACTGGGACGGGTTCACGTTCGCGGAGCGGCGGCGACTAATCACGCTCGCCCTCGAGCGCGTTGACGTTGCGAGCGCGGGGCCGCTGGCGGGGGCGGCGCGCCTGCGCCCGGTGCCGCGCTAGATCCTCTTCGAGGAAGCGGCGGGCGATCCGGTCGAGCTCGCGGCTGGCGTTCTCGATCGCCTCGGGCGACGCCGTCAACTTCTCGACGGGCAGGGCGGCCGGCTTGTTCATGCGGCCGGGCCCCAGGGGCGGGCGAGGTACTGCTCGAGCTCGGCCGGTTTGATGCGCAGCCGGTTGCCGGCCCGGTCGGCGCGCAGCTCGCGCCGCGCGACGGCCTTGCGGATCGTCCGTTCGCTGCAGCGGGCGACCGCTGCGGCCTCGCGCGCCGTGTAGTAGATCGGGGTGGTGTCAGACGTCACGGT